TACCACATGACGGGCGAGTACCCAGAATGGTGGGAGGGGCACAGATTTGACAAGCCGGTGCGTGTCTGGGCCGCTGGCGAGTCCAACGACACAACCCGAGACATTATCCAGAAGGAGCTTTTTGGCCAGCCGCAGGACCCCGGCCAGCTAGGATACGGCGCAGTACCGCTCAAGAACATAGTAGATACCATACGAAAGCCAGGTGTACCTAACGCGTTTAGCGCAGCCTTGGTCAAGCATAAATCAGGCGGTAATTCGCAAATAAGTTTCAAGGCGTACGAACAAGGGTTCGAAAAGTTCATGGGCGAAGCCATAGACGTTGTATGGCTAGACGAGGAACCAAGGCACGAAATTTTTAGTCAGTGCATCACCAGAACCGCCGATACAAACGGCATCGTATATATGACATTTACACCGGAACGCGGAATGACAAGCGTTGTCTCTTCGTTCTTGAACGATCTAAAACCAGGCCAGAGCTTGGTAACTGCAACATGGGACGACGTTGACCACCTAGACGAGAAGACAAAGGAACAACTTCTAGCCGTCTATAGCCCAGCAGAGCGGGACATGCGCTCTAAGGGCATACCGGTATTCGGCTCAGGACTTGTCTACCCGGTCAAAGAGGAAGACATCGTCTGCGACGACTTTGAACTGCCAAGTCACTTCCGGTGCTTGGCGGCTATTGATTTTGGATATGACCACCCCACGGCTATAAGCTGGGCAGCTTTTGACCCAGACGACGACGTGATCTATGTGTACGACGAGTACCGTCGCAGCAAGGAGACACCACTGACCCACGCTGCGGTGATAAACTCCAGAACACCTGGACTACCTGTAGCGTTCCCTCACGACGGTCTACAGCACGACAAAGGCAGCGGGATACAGCTCGCGCAACAATACAGAGACCTGGGCGTCTACATGCTCCCTGAGCATTTTTCTAACCCACCGGTCAACGGAGCAAAGAATGGAAATAACTCAGTTGAAGCTGGAATTAGCGAGATCCTACAGAGATTCGAGACTGGCCGTCTACAGATTTTTAGCTCGTGTCAAGAAACGCTTGAGGAACTGCGGCTCTACCATCGTAAGAACGGTAAAGTCGTTCCGATAAAAGACGACTTGCTTAGTGCTATGAGATACGCTGTGCTCTCCGTGGAACGCTTTGGAGAACGCTCTAAAAACAAAACGCACTACCGGCGGTACGAGTTCGATAAACCGATACAGTACTCAAACGCGGGGATTATTTAATGGCTCTTGAACTATCAGACGACGAAATCCTTGCACTTGTAGACTCCGAGATCAACGGCAGCACGTCGTACCTTGACTCCGAGATTGCTAACCAGCGCGAAAAAGCGATGGAGTATTTCTACGGGGAACCCTTTGGCAACGAAGAGGACGGTAGATCTCAAGTCGTAGTCACCGACGTACAAGACACCATCATGTGGATGATGCCCACGCTGATGCGCGTATTCACCGCTGGTGACAACGTTGTTAGCTTTGAGCCAGAGGGGCCAGAAGACGAGGAGGTAGCAGAGCAGGCTACCAACTATATAAACCACGTGTTCTACCACCAGAACGATGGGTTCATGGTCCTGTATAACATGTTCATGGACGCGCTAATCCAGAAGACAGGCGTGGTCAAGCACTACTGGGAAGAGCTAGAAGACATCACCAGCGAGAGCTACCAGAACCTCACCGACCAAGAATACAACCTGCTTCTGCAAGACGACGAGCTAGAGCTAGACCAGCACACCGAGCGCACCGAGTACCGTCAAGCCATAGACCCTGCCAGCGGCGAGGTGATCCAGGTAGAAGAAACCGTGCACGACGCGGTGTTTATCCGCAGGTCTACCCAGGGCAAGGTAACCATAGAAAACGTCCCACCGGAAGAGTTCCTGATCAACCGTGGCGCTAAGACCATAAACGACGCCAGGTTCATCTGCCACCGCTCGACCAAGAGCCGGAACGACCTGATCCGCATGGGCTTCGACGAAGAGCTAGTAGAAAGCCTCCCCGCCTACAGCTCTGGCGCTAGCGACGTAACCACCAGCCCAGAGTACATGGCCAGACACTCATACGATTCTAGCCAAGTATCTCCTAGTGAATCCTCCGCAGAATACGATCAGCTCGTAGAAGTCTACGAGTCCTATATGAACCTAGAGATAGACGATTCTGAAATCGCCGTGATGCACAAGATCACGCACAGCGGTAAAGAAATCCTAGACATAGAGCCGATAGACTACAAGCCGTTTAGCGCTATCTGCCCACTGCCTATACCTCACAAGTTCTACGGTCTGTCTATCGCGGAGCTTATCCAAGACGTACAGCTTATACGCAGTACTCTGACCCGTAACTTGCTAGACAATATGTACTTGGCCAACAACGGCAGGTTCCAAGTGGTCGAAGGTCAAGTCAACATCGACGACCTGTTGACCAACCGTCCAGGCGGCATAGTACGCACCAGATCGCTAAACGCTCTCCAGCCTATCCAGACACCTGCTCTGCAGAACTACTCGTTCGAGATGCTAGAGTACTGGGACAAGATCAAGTCTGGACGCACCGGGGTAAACCCATCTACGCAGGGCCTACCTGCCGATGTGCTAAAGTCGCACGTAACCGCAGGTGCAATCACCGGTGCTCTGAGCAACGCACAGGGTCGCATCGAGCTAGTAGCGCGTATCTTTGCCGAGACCGGCGTACGCGATATGTTCAAGTCGATCTACAACCTGGTACAGCGGTACGAGAACCGGAAGCGCATCGTGCGCGTACAAAACAAGTACGTGCCTATAGATCCCGCTAGCTGGCGCGAAGACTTAGACGTACGTATCGAAGTAGGTCTAGGCTACGGAGACCAAGACGTAAAGCTTAATAACTTGTCTACGTTCACCACCGTGATCGAGAAGGTAGCTACGCAGACCGAGGGCATAGTAAGCGCAGAGAACATCTACAACCTAACGCGCGAACTAGCCAGCGAACTAGGCATCAAGAACGTAGACCGCTTTGTCTCACCACCGCCACCACCGCAGCCAGAAGAACCGTCTATACAAGAGCAGGTTGCACAGGCTCAGGCACAGGCGCAGCTCATAGTTGCACAGGCAGCTCAGGCAGAAGCACAGGTCAAGGCGCAGGAGCTACAGATCAAAGCTGCCAAGGTCGAGCTAGAACGGATGGAAATCGAAGAGACGCTCCAGATCAAGCGCGAAGAACTCAAGCTCAAGGGCATAGAGCTTGGCTACGAAATGACCTCTGGCGAAAACGTAAGGGCTTAAATCATGCAGAACACACTAGCTTCGCGGATTATCTCCAGCGAAAACATCACATCAACCGGCACCTCGGCGCAGAGCGGCAGTGCTCCGTTCGGTGCACGAGTAGTACGCATAGCTACCTCGGCTAGCGTTAACATAGTCATCGGCGTAAATCCCACCGCTACAGCCGCTGGGACGCTCGTAGAGGCCGGTGCTCCCGCGTACTTCGTAGTTATACCTGCCAGCTCAGTAGGCGGCTCAGACGGCGAGAAAATCGCTTCTATCGGTACAGCTACGGTAAACGTTACTTGGCTGGAAGGCTGAGCGGATGGCTAGACAACATCCCTTTGCTCACCGTGTTGTCAAAAGCGAACGCATAAGCGTTACCACCACGAACGCACAGTCTGGTACGTGTCCCTTTGGCGCTAGCATAGCACAGATACGAGCACACGGTACAACCGGTTCTCCTCAGAACTTTGTTAAAGTAGGTTTAAACCCTACTGCTACCATCGATGGTACATCGTCGTTCATACACGACGGAGACCATGAGCACTTCCTGGTAAGACCGGATAGCTCCCCGGGTGCAGGAGACGGTGAGAAAATCGCAGCCATAGCTGACGCTGGGACTGCGTATATTTACATAGACTGGCTAGAGGCTTAGGCGTATGGCAGATGGAATCAAAATATCCCAGCTACCGCAGCTTACCCAAGCGAACCTAGACGACAACGACGAGATACCCATCGTTGATGTGTCTGATCGCGCGACTAAGCGCGTAACCAAATCTGCTTTGCTCGCTGCCCCCTTTGATCCCATCGACGTCAACAGTGGCACCATCGACGGTACCACCATTGGAGCATCGTCGCCTAGCACCGGTGCATTTACCACGCTAAACGTTGGTAGCTCTACCACGGTAAACGGTGTTCTAGACGAAGACAACATGGCCTCTAACGATCCTGCTAAGCTAGCCACGCAGCAGTCGATCAAGGCGTATGTAGACGCGCAGGTAGCTACCTCGGACACCTTGTCAGAAGTTCTGGCAAATGGTAATACCACCGGAGGTACTAACCTGGTAGTTAGCGCAGCCGATGTTATAACTACCGATACTATAAACGAAACAACCATTGCCTCCGGTGTAACCGTAGACGGCGTACTGCTGAAGGATAGCCAAGTAAATGCTGATGTCGTTGGTAACGTTACTGGTAATCTCACTGGCAACGTCACTGGTGACATAACCTCCACTGGTACCTCTACGTTCTCCAGCATAGATATCAACGGTGGCACCATCGACGGCATCACCGACCTAGCGGTGGCAGACGGTGGTACAGGTGCTAGCACAGCCGCTGGTGCCAGGACTAACTTAAACGTTGACGTAGCTGGTACAGACAACTCTACCAACGTGACGCTGGCAGGTACACCCGACTACTTGACTTTAAGCGGTCAGGAGATTACACTAAATAATATAGACCTTACAACCGATGTCACAGGTGCACTGCCTGTAGCCAACGGAGGCACAGGGTCTACCACCGCAGCCGACGCTCGTACAGCTCTTGACGTAGACCAAGCGGGTACAGATAACTCCACCAACGTTACACTAGCTGGCGCATACGACTACCTAACGCTCTCCGGTCAGCAGATCACGCTAGACCAGATAGACCTAGCCACTGATGTCACCGGTGCGCTTCCTACTGCTAATCTTACGGTGGTCAACAGTAACACTGGCTCCTTCGGTAGCTCTACGCTAGTCCCGGTTATCACCGTAAACGACAAGGGCTTGATCACCGCTGTAACCACGGCGACTGTATCTGGCGGAGGTACTGTAGATCTAACCACCGATGTAACCGGAATACTCCCTATAGCCAACGGTGGTACAAACGCAAGCACCGCAGCAGGAGCACGAACCAACCTAGACGTAGACCAAGCAGGCACTGCCGTAGCGCTTGCTATAGCCCTGGGGTAAGAGATGGCAAATAGCTTTAAAAGAAAATTACAGCGCGACATTGGCACAACCCTGACCGCTGTTGGTTCCTATACCGTGGGTGCTTCTACCGAAGTCACCGTCATCGGTCTAGACTTGTCTAATACAACCGCTAGTCAGATCTTGGTAGACGTTACGCTGAACGATGGCACCAACGATACCTACCTGATCAAACAAGCACCTATCCCCTCCGGTGGTTCCCTGGTTGTAGTCGGTGGAGACCAAAAGGTCGTGCTGGAGACAAACGATAGCATAAAGGTCAAGAGTGATACAGCTACTTCTGTCGATGCTGTCATGTCTATTCTGGAGATCACCTGATGCCCTATCTAGGTAACGTACCAGCAGAAGCATATTCTCAGGTTAGCTACCAAGATCTGACCGGAGGATCAGGCACGAGCTTTACGCTAGACTACCCCGTAGGTAGCGCAGGTGAGATCGAAGTTTTTGTCAATAACGTCAGGCAGGAGCCAACTGTAGCCTACACGGTCAACGGTACAGCACTGACCATGACTGGAAGCATTGCCGCTACGGATGATTTCTATGTTGTGTTTCAAGGTAAAGCCCAGCAGACCATAGGCATACCTGAGAAACAGACCGATGGCACTTATTTGTTTGGTGACTCAGTAACTATCGACGCTGATGGGTCTACAGTACTAACGGTGGACCGAGCCACCTCTGACGGTACGATTATCGACGTTCAGAAAGACGGCACAACTGTGGGCAGTATTGGGACAGTAGCTTCTGAAGTTTACATAGGAAACGGAGACACAGGCTTATACTTTGCTTCTGGTAATAACGACATCAGGCCGTTTAACACATCAACGCAAAATAGCGTAGATAATTCTATTGATTTAGGTCGTTCTGCTACACGCTTCAAAGACCTCTACCTCTCTGGCGGCGTGTATCTCGGTGGCACAGGCTCGGCTAACTATTTGGACGATTATGAAGAAGGCTCGTGGACGCCCGGTATCGCAGGAACTACGTCGGGTACAAAAACTATGGGTTCTAATAACGTAGGTCGATATACAAAAATTGGTCAAGTAGTAACAGTATCAGCAACCATAGATGTAAGCGGTACTGAAACTATAAGCGGTTTAGTCCAGATAACAGGATTACCGTTTGCCTCCAAAAATGCAAATCAATTTCGCTGTGCCGCTTCTATAGGCGCACAAATCCTTTGTAATTTAGGCGGTGCTTCTAAAAGATTAGCGGCTGTTCTAGATCACAATCTAAGTTATATGTGGCTTATGGAGCAAGATGATGATACCGCTACTTATAGCCATACGCCACCTATAGCTAACAGCGGGGCAATATATGGAATTACCCTAACTTACATGACAGACGCATAACCACCCCAGCCGGATAGCTGGGTAGTCAGTCCAAGCCATAAGGAGATAAAAAAATGGCACTAACAGAAAGAACAGTTGAAGATAAAATAGAGATCGTTGGTGACTACAAACATTTGCAGGTGAGAACCGCCACGGTCATCGAGCGCGACGGTGTAGAGATCAGCCGCAGTTTCAGCCGCCATGTAGTAGCCCCGGGGGACGACGTATCCGGTGAATCTACAGAGGTTCAAGCCATAGCCGCCGCTGTACACACCGCTGAAGTCATCGCTGCATATCAAGCACACGTAGCCAGCCAAGAGGTATAACCAATGTCCAAAGCCCGTGATCTAGCCGACGGTACATTCGACACAGATACGCTAGTAGTCGATGCTGGGAACAATCGGGTTGGCGTTGGCACGGCTTCGCCTCAGTCCCCGTTACATTTACATGAAACAACGTATCCAGAAATACGCTTAACCAACTCCACAACAGGGTCTACTGGCTCTGATGGTGTCAATATTCAAGTTGCTGGCACTACTCAGCATTTGTACATATGGAATAACGAAAATGCTGCAACCATACTAGGCACCAACAACACAGAACGCCTCCGCATCGACAGCAGCGGTCGTGTCACGATGCCGTCTCAGCCGAGTTTTGAAGCCTATAGAACAGTAGGTAATATAACAACAAGCAATACTACGATTGTTTTTAACGGAACACGTCATAATATAGGAAATCATTATAATACGTCTACTGGTTATTTTACAGCGCCCGTTGCAGGAACTTACATATTTACTACACAGGCTTTCACAAACGGGAGTTCTAGTGGTATAGTGGATATACAAGTTAATGGTTCCAGTAGAGTTCGTATGGAAGCAGACACCAATGTTAGTTACAGGTCTATGTTTGCTTCTGGTATTTTCTCATTAAGCGTCAATGATGTTGTTAGAATTTGGTGTATTTCACAACCAATCCATTATAACACGTCAGGTCTTTACAGTAACTTTTGTGGTTACCTATTAGGATAAAGGAAACAAAACATGCCAGACATAACAGTCACATTAACAGATACTCAGTACAAAGGTCTTGAGTATGCTGCATTGTCACCACAAGATTGGGCTGAGAACGCTGTTACAGAACGCTGCCGTATTGCAAATGACGAGATCGTTAATCTGACCGTTCAGCATTGTTTAGACAACGGTGTACAAGTACCAGCTACACGAGAAGAGATTGTAGCGTATGCGTTTAATAACGACATAGTAAAAACAGTAGCAGTACGACAAGCAGAAGCTGAAGCAGCCGGAGCAATCTAAATGCCCTACATTGGTAACTCGCCAGCCAACAACGTCAGAGGTAGGTTCTACTACACAGCAACCGCAGCCCAAACTGTGTTCAGTGGTGCAGACAGCAACGGTAAGACCCTAGCGTACCAAGACGGTGGCTACGTTGACGTCTACCTGAACGGCGTACTGTTGCAAGACACCACCGACTACACTGCTACCACCAAGACCTCTGTAACTCTTACCTCTGGTGCCACGGCTGGTGACTTGGTCGAGATCATCGCGTACGGCATTTTCTCAGTAGGGGATACAGTATCGGCTGCAAACGGTGGTACGTTTAAGAACAACATCGACGTAGTAGGCACAGTGACCAGCGATGGTCTTACGGTTGACGGCAACGTGTCTGTAGATGGCGGCACAATCAAGCTCGACGGGAACTATCCTACTGGTACAGGCAACGTGGCGCTTGGTGATACTGCGCTGGATAGCAATGTTTCCGGCGGGTCAAATACGGCCATTGGTGCAGAAGCACTTACGGCTAATACCGCCAGCAACAACACGGCAGTGGGGTATCAAGCTGGGTATAGTAATACGACTGGGACTGGTAATGCGTTTTTTGGGAGAATAAGCGGATACTCAAACACTGCCGATTATAACAATGCGTTTGGTGCAGCCTCTCTTTACAGTAATACAAGTGGAACTCTAAATGTTGCTGTAGGTGATGCTAGTTTATATGCAAACACCACTGGCAGTTATAACACCTCTATTGGTGGAAATGCTTTACGCTTCAACACCACCGCCAGCAACAACACGGCTGTTGGGTATCAGGCGGGGTATAGTAATACTACTGGTTCAGAACTAACCTTCTTTGGCTACAAGGCGGGAGCAAACACGACAGGTAGCTACAACACCTATGTTGGTAGTCAAACTGGTATTACAAATACGTCTGGCACAGGCAACACGGGTGTAGGCTGGGGCGCAATTTCTTCAACATCTGGAGCAACTGATAACACTGCGGTAGGGTATGGCGCAGGTTCATCTATAACTACAGGCTCTAAGAACACCGTCCTTGGTCGCTACTCCGGCAACCAAGGCGGCTTGGACATCCGCACCGCAAGCAATCGTGTTGTGCTGTCGGATGGTGATGGCAAGGTGGTGATCAATAGTTTTGCAGATGGTAATAACTACAAATGTAATATTGGAAATATGACCTATGGCTCTGGCGGTTACTCAATTGGTTTAGCAGTACGTTATGCTGGTGGTGGCAGTCAGTACGGAATAGATTTTTTACCAAATGCTAACGGCGCAAACTACACGACCTTTTGGAACGAGAGCGGTGGCATTGCTGGGTCTATTGTCCACTCTGGTTCAACATCGGTTACATACAACACTTCGTCGGATTACCGTTTGAAAGAGAATGTTGTAGCTATAGAGAATGCGACAGATCGACTAAAGCAGCTAGAGCCAAAGCGTTTTAACTTTATAGACGAGCCGGATAGAACGGTTGATGGCTTTATTGCACATGAAGTTCAAGACATCGTACCAGAGGCTATCACTGGCCAAAAAGACGAGATGCACGATGACGGTACACCACGTTACCAAGGCATTGACCAAAGCAAGCTAGTGCCACTCTTGGTCGCCGCAGTTAAAGAACAACAAGCAACCATCGAAGCTCTTGAAGCCCGTATCGCAGCACTGGAGGCAAACTGATGGACGAAATAACAGCAGAACAAATCGCCCAGCACTACACAGCAATGGGCCACAGTGTAGACCTACTCAACGCTGGACAACCAGAGGACATGGACGATGCAGACTGGGCAGACTGCGTTCAGCGCAACGTCGATCATTTGAAGATTATGGTGGCTAAAGACTTCTGGACCGACGAAGACATGACCGCTGCCAACGATGCAATAGCTGCTAACGAGTAAGGACCAAGCCAATGGCACTCAGTACAATCCAGAACAACAGCTTTGCAGACACAGCGGTACACGGGTATCGGAACCTTGTGACCAATGGTGCGATGACTATAAGCCAACGTGGCACCTCAACTTCATCAAACGGATAT